GGTGAGTAAACACTATTACGAAAAAAGTGGTATAATGGACTCTAAAGTTAATATTACTTATGATGAGTTATTCCGTAAAACAGATGAAGAACTTGACGAGTGGATTGAAGAAGCTCGTCAGTATATAATAGAAGATTGGGATGAACGTGGAACACCACCGATGGTTGGGCAAACCATTGAGACTATAATCAGTTCTTTTAGGAAACTTAGAGAGTATGACATTCACGGCTTTGTTGAAAAGGCTGATGATGGCCAGAGAAATGTAATCAAGAACTTCAATAAATTTGCCAATGGAGTCAATCAGTTCTTCCCAACTATGTTAAAAACTCGTATTGGTGATATGGGTGATGTTGGACTTAATTCTATTTACGATAGGATAAAGGAAGATATAAATAAACCTTTATTTTATAAAGCTATGAGAAGAGGACTTCGTAGAGATTCTATGTATAGTTTCAGTAAGTCTATTTCGCTGGATAGGAAAGAAAACAAGAAAGGTAAATTACCTTATTGGAATGGTGAAACTGCAGTTGAGTGGTTAAAGTATTATCAAGAAAACAAATTAAAGTTCAAGAACCATAGGTTATGGATTGCTAAATCACATCAGGAGAAGTATCTTAAAACATACGTCACTATAACTGCCGATGAAATACGCCAAGCATATGAAGATGAATTAATTACTGATGACATGGTAACTAATCTATGGTGTCCTACTTTGAAAAAGAAATTAACCGTTTATGAATTAACCGATACTGTTTCAACTAAAAGTGGTAATGTAAAAACGAATGTCTTTATGATTAGATATTATCATATTGAAAAGAAATTATTCCCATCGGCATTTCAAATATTCAGATTGAGTTTGAACTCACAACCAGCAGTTAATTTTCCACCACTTACGGCAAGACTTTTGTATGAGAAAATGACAGACCATATAGAACAAGATGAGCCATTAAATATTTACGACCCGAGCGCTGGTTGGGGTGGTAGGATACTAGGTGCTATGGCTTCCAAAAAGAATATCCATTATATTGGTACTGATCCCAATACTGATAACTTTATACCAGAACTTAACAAGACAAGATACGAGTATGTTGCTGACTTTTTCAATGAACACGGCTTGGAAACAAATCCATTTTGGGAAGAGAAGAAAAATACATATCATGTTTTCCAAGAAGGTTCAGAGCATATTGGAAACCATCCAGATTTTCAACAATACAAAGGTAAGTTGGATATGGTGTTTACATCACCACCTTATTTTGATAGAGAACAATATAGTGATGACGATGAGCAATCATTTAAGGCCTATCCAATGTATCATGATTGGAGAGATAACTTCCTAAAACCAACATTAACAAATGCTTACGAAAGTCTAAGAAACGATAGATATTTACTCTGGAATATTGCCGACATTAAGTTAAGTGGAAATAATTTTCAACCATTGGAACAAGACTCGATTGACATTATCGAATCACTTGGTGGGGAATATAAAGGTAAGTTGAAAATGCTTATGGCATCAATGATTGGAGTTGACCAATCTAATGTTAAAAACAAAGTTGATGTTGATGGAGTTACATTAAAGTACGAACCAATTTTTATCTTCCATAAGAAATGAAAGATAAAGAAATAAAAGTCGGAGATTGGGTTATCGTTACAAAAGTAGGTCTTACTGAGCGGTATATGGTAGAAAGTATAGAGGATGATTTTTATATAGTTGTTCAAAAAGAAGGAACATATGTACATAGGCTAAAGTTAGATAAAAGCAAAGTGAGGAAGCTATGAAAACAACACCTGATAAAAAATACGAGGAATTATCATGAAAGAATTAACACCTGAACAAATAGAAAATAATTGGCACGAATTAATCGATTTAATCAATACCACCTTTGAAGGTGAAAGATTAGATAAGTTAATTAAAATGTATGACTACTTTGAAGAACGAATGTGTATGGCACCAGCAAGTGGTAAGGAACACTTCCACAATGCTCATGCCGGTGGTTACGTGGAACACGTTTTACATATCACCGATTTAGCACATCAGATATATGAACTTTGGGATAGAAATGGAGCTATAGTTGATAACTTTACCAAAGAGGAATTGATATTCTCTGCTCTACATCATGACTTGGGTAAGGTTGGTGATTTAGCCGAGGATTACTACACACCAAATGATTCGGATTGGCATAGAAAGAATCAAGGTCTGATATACAAACATAATGGTAATCTACAATTCATGACCGTTACGGATAGAGCTTGTTGGATACTACAACACTTTGGAGTCGTCATGACAGAAAATGAATATCTTGGTTTAAGATTGACAGATGGTATGTACGAAGAAGCTAATAAAAGTTATTATGTTGCTTATCAAAAAGAAAGACAACTTAAATCTAATATTGCCTACATATTACATCAGGCTGATATGATGGCCAGTAAGATTGAAAATGACTTTTGGAAACGTGGTGATTATGCTATCAAAGAAGTAAAGAAAGAAGAAGTCAAAGTTAAAACAGAACAATCAAATGCTGCGAATCAGGCATTTAAAGAACTATTTGGAGAGTAAAATGAAAATAAAATTTAATAATGAAACAATAAATTTAGTTAATGGTGGTGTAGAACAACCAAAGCTTGATTATATCACATTTGGAGAGATACGGCCATTTTACTTGAATAGAGAAGAAGTTGAATCTAGTACCAAAAAGATTAAAGATTCTATGAACAATAATGGTCGATTTAGAACATTTGAGGTATTTGGAAAAAGTAAAGATGGTTATTATGATTGTGTTGATACTCACCACTTATATTATGCGTCTCAGGAACTTTATGAATCAGATGATAAAGTTGGTGTAGCTATAGTATGGTGGGTGAATCCAAACGATGTTTGGGCGAAAAGAAAATATGTACAGATGAGAAATTCAAACCAAGTTACTTGGAAACTATGGGATCATGTATTAGAAAGACACAAAGCCTTAGGCGGTGATTATACATTTTTACATGATGAGGTGGTAAAATATAAGAAAGTAATGTCAATTGGCTCTGTAGTTGCTGCATATACAGGTTATACTAGAAATAATCAAGATTGTGATTTAAAACGAGATAAATTAACAATAAGTTCACAGATGAAAATTTATGGTGATTTGATGCTTGAAAGGGTAAAGGTATCAATTCAAAAAATAAATAAGGGTGCACTTGGTGGTGGTAGATTAAGGTATTTGTTACCACAATTTTTAAGAACTGCTTTAAAAACTAATAATCAACAAAAGTTTGTCAAATTTTTTGATAGAGCTTGGGAAGATGTTGTGTTATTGGCAGATAATGGTGTTCTAGAAGACAATAATGCTCATTTAAATGGTAAGTACAAGGAATTAGTGAAAAAATATTTATAAATGTACCTACCTTACTTTAACAAGTTCCTATATCAAGAACCATATCTTCACATCAACGAAAAAGAATGGTCATACATCAAAGAGACATTCGAGCTTTCAAAGATTTATTTGGTGAATAAAGATGAAATTTAATTTAGATGAATATGTACGAGGTGATGCTTTCGATTACCTTTCTGATATATCAGATAATTCTGTAGATTTGGTATTTACATCGTGTCCAGATTTATCTCAGACAGACTTTGATAAATCTAGGGATGGAATAAATTCTTATCAAGACTTTCAAAAAAGAGCCGTTGAACATTTTTCTCGTGTTGTTAAACCTAAAGGATTTGTGGTAATATGTCAAACTGATAGAAGGGTAAATGGCTCTGTATTATCAAATCATATGTGGTATGCGAATTGTTTAGAAGAATGTGATATGGTTCTTAAAGACTACAAGATAGTTGTTCGTAATCAAGTAGGTAAAAAAGATATGTATTATTTTACATTTCAACATATGTTAATTTATACCTATGAAGGAACTATAAAACGAGGTGGTGATTGGTTAAGGGATATATATGTAGATAAACAAGAAAAAATAGGTAATCAATCAGTTTGGTCACAAGATTTTTGTAAATTTGTTATTGATAATTTGACTAAAGAAAATGATGTTGTTATAGATCCATTTGCTGGGGTAGGACCAGTTCTTATAGCCGCCAGAACATTAAACAGAAGATGGTGGGGAGCTGAAATAGCTGATGAGTTTTTCAATGAGGATTTACAGACAACTGATACTACTAAATCATTTTGGCCGTAGGATATAATATGGAAATTAATAACCTTACTCCCGTTGAAGAACATGGTGGTTTGTTATATAAGAGAGATGATTTATTTTTACCTTTTGGTGAATACGGTACAAGTGGTGGGAAAGTAAGACAGGCTATTTCTTTAATTGGTGAAAACATAGATAATATCAAAGACAATTACAAAGGAACGATAGTTACTCACACTCAAGTTCATTCAACTACTGGTACTATTCTTACGAGAGTTGCTAAACATTTTGGTATAAAATGTATTATTTGTGTAGGTGGTACAAATCCAAAGAGTTTGAAAAATCATCATATGATGATGTTAGCCGAACATTGGGGTGGTGAAATCAGAAATATGTGTGGTCATGGTATGCACGGTCCAGTTATGAATAGACTACGAAAATTGGCAGAAGAAGAAAATTATTTCAATGCTGTTTTTAGTGATAATATAAGTTTTTATCCAGAGAGTGTTTTGGATACTACTGCAAATCAAGTTAAAAATATACCTGATAAATTAGAAAACATGGTAATTTCAGTAGGAAGTGGAATTCAAATGGCTGGTATCTTACGAGGTATTGTAAAGTATAAAAAACAAATAAAGAATATTTATGGAGTTTGTATAGGTCCAGATAGACGAAAAAAAATTGATTATTATGCAAATCCACTTGAATATTTTCCACTACCAAATTATGAAATGATTACATTAGATACTCAATATGGAAAAGGTGCAACTGAATTTTTTAATGGTGGTCAGATGGACGAACTCTATGAGGCAAAAGCTTATAGATGGATGAAGGATAATATTAATTTAGACGAAAAAACTTTATTTTGGATAGTAGGAAGAAGATTAACAAAACAAGAAGTGAAAGATAATATTATATGTACTTAGATTATTTCGACAAGTTTAAGAACCAAGAACCATATCTTCACATCGATGAAAAAGAATGGTCATATATCAAAGAGACATTCGAGAAAGATGATGTAAGAGAAAGTTTGGCAAAAGTTGCCATGACCTATCCAATGCCTACAATGGAAATATCAGAAAATGATTGTAGGAAAGACTTTAACAAGTTAAAAGGAACTTGGGTTCATGATATATTAAAAGAAGGAGATTGGTTTGGTCGGTCTGAAGATGGTTATGAATGGCCTTTATACTATAAAGGTTCACAATGGTATTTCGCTAGAAATAATATCGGTAATAAATCATCTAACTATTTTCAACAAGAGAACAGGTGGTCAGTAGAATCAAGTGGTTATCCAGGTCCAGAAAGAACATGGAAAACACTTGATTTTATGATAAGTCTTATGGGTGCTGCTTATTCATTGAAATTAACCAAAATAGATAGGTCTATATTGAGAACTATGATTGGACTTCGTAAATACATTTGTAGTCAATTCAAACCAAATGTGGCAAAAGCTATGTATGATTACTACAATGTAAAGAATGTGTTGGATTTTTCGATGGGATGGGGTGATAGGTTGGCTGGATTTTATGCCAGTATGAATACAGAACTATATGTTGGTGTGGACCCTAGAAAAGAAAATCATCCTCTATACGAAGAACAAGCTAAATATTATGATAAACATCTAACCTTTTTTGAAAATAAAAAGAAAACCAAATTCCATTGTGACGCGGCTGAAGATTTTGACTTTAGTGAATATTATGATACCTTTGATATTATATTCACATCACCACCTTATTTTAATATAGAACGATATGGTAATGATGATAACCAAAGCTGGGTGAGATATGGAAAAGATATTGACGCCTGGAATACTCAGTTTCTACATAAATCAATAGACAATATGTGGCCCACCTTAAAACGTGGTGGTAAGTTATGTGTTAATATATCAGATGTAAATGCTACAAGTAAGGGGAAGGGGTGGCAAAAGATATGTGACCCCATGAATGATTTTATAGATGAATACAGGGATTCGGATTACTTGGGTTGTATCGGTATGGAGATGGCATCAAGACCTAATAGTGGTGGAGCTGGTACTGCTAAGGATAAAAATCAGTTTAAGGATAAAACATTTGAGATGATGGAGAAAAATAAAGACAAAAGGTTTTGTGAACCAATTTGGGTATGGGAAAAGAAATAAATAATTTGTATTTTCTTACGTGAGAAATATAATGTTAAATATATGAATTCATATTTATAGGTATGAATGGACAAGATAGAAAAGATTTGAATGTCATTTTAGAACGAATGGATCAAGCCGATAAGGATAGAGATAAGATTCATCAAGACATCAAGTTCATTAAAGAGAATTTATTCAATCCACACGAAG